CAGTACACGGGCGTTGAGGAAACCAGCCAGGATTTTTACGGCCCTGTCAAATACGGTGAGGGTTCCCTGACCACCCCCGGTGGTGAAAACTACCGTGAGCTGGTGCTGTATTGGGATAAGCCTGGGGGTAATATGCTTCCACCAGGATATACTTCATCAAGAATGCCAGATCCCCAAAGACTTGCTGCTAATAAACCAGTATGGGCGGTTTATGATGAGAAAGGCACAATTGTAAACACTTCAAGTGTAAGCCAGGAAAAAGCAATTGAAGAGGTGGTTGATGCACTGGGGCAACCTGGCACAGAATCCCTCTGGTTTGGATCCCACCAATTCACGGACAAACCAAACCCGCTGCTGCATATCCGATTCAATGAACGAGTTGATGCAGATGGTAAGAAGATCCTGTTCATTGAAGAAATTCAGTCAGACATTGCAAAGCGTGGCCAAAAGGAGGGGTTTAAGCCGGGTGACATTAAAATGCAAACCAGCAGCCCGAAATTAGTAAAACTCCAAGAGGAATATGACCATGTCAATGGTCAATATCAGGTAGCAGTATATGGGACTGGCCCCACTAGGGAATTAGAAAAGCGCATAAAAGAGCTAGATACGCTTATTGAAGCCGAAAAACTGCGGTTGATACCACTTCCTCCAGGCACAAAGGTCACTAAGGAAAAGAAACCTGGTGGTCCTGAAATGTGGAAAGTGGAAACAGGGGAAAAATTCAAAGACCGTTCAATGAGTGACGAGTCTGTTGACACGTTTTGGGGCATGGACAAAGAGGAGGCCATTGCAAATGCCAAGTATTTCATCCGGCGAGCAGCCGAAAGCGGCATAGACCGCGCCCCCTTCATCATGGACACGAAGGATTACATGGAGCTGGGTTTGAAACGTATGATCCTCTGGGCCTCAGATAATGGATTCGACAAAGTAGCCTGGACCACGGGAGAGCAGCAGATGAAGCGTTACAATAAGATGGTTGAGGGTATTCAAGAGCTGACCGTTGCGCGTAAAACAGGTAAAAGAGAAATCGATAAAGAGTCAAATACCTTCCGAGTATTAGGTACAGGCGTGGGTGGCAACAACCTAGATTCGGGAGATATAACCAGGAAGCAACTGGATGATTATGTGGGGGAAAGAGTTGCGGAAAAAGTAGTTAAAGATATGGATGCGGTTGAAGAGCCATCTATTGATATTAGTTTAAAAGGCGAAACATACGAATCAATCGAGGTTCCTGTTGAGGATCTGAAACTACCTCAAGACCCCAAACACTTCCTCATGGTTGCCTATGACAAGACCCTGAAAAACGTGGCGCAGAGTCTCGGCAAGAAATATGACGCGAGGGTTGGCCAAACGGCTATTGAAACAGAAAAGCCATCAACAAATCGACTTAGGTATGAAATAAGAGCAGCAAATGGCGAAGCTATTGATGCATTTCCTACTCAAGAAATGGCTGAAACTACGGTGCAGGATCATATTGCTGGGGGTTGGGATGACCCGCAAGCACCAATGCCCTGGTCTGTTGTTGATCTAGGTGGTGGTGGGCCAGAGACAGAACCCATCTGGACCCTCAACCTTTCTGAAAAACTGAAAAGTGCAGCCAAGCAGGGCCTTCCTTATATGGCCGCCGTGCCACCGGGGGCATTACTCTACCAAAAACAACAGGAACGTGACCGCACCCCCGTGAACCGGGCGGCTGCTCGACCCTTAGCCATGCAAGCCAATGTTCAATAATCCAAAAACCGAAGACATCAAGGAACTGGTTCAATTTTTAGGTGAAAACCGAGTGGCCCGTTTCAAAGGGCTAGGGATCGAGGTGGAGCTGCACCCGGATCTGGATCGGCTCATGGAGCAGCCACAAACGACACCCATGACCGACACGGAGATCCAAGACCAATACTTAAATAGGAGTTTATCATGAGTTTCTGGTGGCAAAAGGATGAAACCGAGCTTGGCAGCGCGGTTGCAGATGTAATCTACAAACTCAAAGAGGATCACTATGGCCGTTTCACTCTGAACCTCGACATGCTCCGCATGTATTCTCAGAGGGATTATGAGGCACTGGATCGGTTCAACCCTGAAACCCGTGCCATGTCTTTGAGGGCAGAGGATTTCAGGATGCGTCTGAATGTGATTGGAAACATGGTCGACACCCTCACCTCGCGGATCGGTAAGAGTAAACCCAGACCGATGTATTTGACCAAACGTGGAGATTACAAACTACGCCAACGTGCGCGGCTGCTTGGAGATATGATGGAAGGCGTTTTCCATCAGACTGATCTCTTCAGGCTCATGCCTCAGATATTTCAGGATAGTTGTATTTTCGACATTGCAGCCCTCAAGGTGGGCCGTGATGGAAATGAGCTTTTTACAGAACGGGTTTTTCCAAATGAACTGGTCTGGGATATCGATAGCGCCCTTTATTCAGGGATGCCGCCAGCATTGCACCAGATCAAGGCCATGCCGATGGAAACCCTGATTCAACTCTACCCGGAGCTGGAAGCAGATATCCGATTCAATGCAGAAAAGATTGAATCCGATGATGGATCAGAAGGCCGTGAGGCCGACATGCTGGAAGTCATAGAATCGTGGCATCTGCCTTCGATCATGGGTGGTGATGACGGGCTGCATTGCATCACCATGAACCAAGTGGTTTTGAGTGCAGAACAATATACATATGACCGTTACCCGTTTGTATTCCTGAAATGGGGTGAGGCAGGAATCGGCTTTGCAGGGATCTCCCTCGCGGAGCAGTTGAAGAATGTCCAGTTTGAAATCAATAAATTATGTCTGAGAATCCAACAGGCGATGCATCTGTTGAGCGTGCCGTGGATCTTTGTCCAGGCCGGGAGCCGTGTGGTGGATTCTCATCTCAGAAATGTTCCAGGTTCAATCATTTCCTATGTCGGCAGTCCACCCGTTTCGTACACCCCCCAGGCAATGCATCCAGAGGTTTATTCACACCTGGATCGGTTGTTTCAGAGGGCCTACGAAATTGCAGGAGTTTCTGAATTATCTGCAACAGGTAAAAAACCAGCTGGGTTGGAATCAGGTGCTGCACTCAGAGCATATCATGACATTGAAACGGAGCGTTTTATTTCAGTCGCACAACGTTACGAAAATGCATTCATGGACGCAGCCAAATGGTTCATGGATCTGGCCCAGGAGATTGTCAAGGATTCAGGATCCTTTCCTGTCAATGGAATCACCAACAAATCGATGAAACAGATTGATTTCAAAGACATCAAAATGGCAGAAAAGGATTTTATCCTTCAGCCTTACCCGGTCAGTCTCCTACCCTCGACACCCGCAGGGCGACTCCAGGCCGTTTCGGAGTTGGTGAGCAGTGGGATCATCACGGATCCAAGTCAGATTGTACGGTTGCTCGATTTCCCTGATCTCCAAAGTGTCACCTCACTCATGGAAACCCAGGAAAATGACATTGATTGGAGGATCCAGGAGATTGAAGAGCATAATATTTATCATGGCCCGGAGGCCGTCATGAATCTCCAGTTTGCCAGCCAGCGCATGATCCAGGCATACCTGGAAGGTCAACAGGATGGTTTGGAACTCGATAAATTGAACAACATGCTTCTCTTCATCGATCAGTGTCAGGAAATGATGAAGCAGCAGCCCACCGTAGGACAGGCACCAGCAGCTCCAGGTGAGGAACCCGCAGCAATGCCTGAAACCCCAACTGGAGGAGGAGAAACCCCGCCGATGAACATGGCGGATATCATGGGCGCACCACCAGCAGCGGCCCCGTCTGAACCCTTACCCGCCTAACTCATGGAAGAGCAAGAAGGACAAGAAACAGCAGCGCCATCTCAGGATGATATCGATCAGGCGCAGATCAATGAATGGATTCAGGATAAGATTCCTGACGAGGTTGAAGTCGAACAGGAGGAATTTGATGCATCAGATCCTTTAATACCTCTTGAAGTTGTTCCACCACCAGAGGATCCACCAGAAGAAAAAACAGAATCCACAAGCAGGGCCTTCACAAAGTTGGCAAAGAAGGAACGAGAAATTCAGGCGCAGCGTGAGGAACTGAAGAAGATGCAGAATGATCTGAAGCCTTACATGGATGCAAAAAAGTCAGCAGAATCCGGTGATATGCTTGGTGCCATGAACCAGGTCGGATGGAATTATGAATCTGCAACCAACCAGGTGCTGAATGATGGTAAACCTCAGCCTCAGCAGCAGCAGGGTTTGAACCCGGATCTGGAAAAACGCCTGTCTGCATTTGAGAATTCCCAAAAGAAACAACAAATAGACAGCTACATTGCAAACCTGAAGGAAATTGTAGACACGGATGAAAACTATGAACTGGTCCGTGCAAAGTGGGATGATACGGTGCCGATGATCCTCCAGTTGCAAGAAATAGAGGCAAAAGAAAGCGGAAAATTACGTGATCACAACAATTTACTTGACGATATTGAGAAATATTATGAGGATATTGTTATCAACCTTGCTAAATCTGCAAAGTTGAAAGACAAAATCGGGCTGTCGGATGCAGCCCAACCCACCCAGGAAATGCCATCCGATAATTCTCCAAGGAAAAGACCGAGAACGCTCAGAAACAGTGTTTCGCGGCCCTCTCCGCCTACTACGCGGGAGCCGAGAACACGCCGGGAGCGTCTTGAGGAGGCTCTGGCCGTGTTTGAATCTCAAGGGAGGTCCGCATGATGTCTAAACGGAGATTTAGATGGCAACAGCAACAACTCTTACCAGTTGGGATGCTGCTCTAAAGCAATACTACCGCGCCAGGGCGGTCGATGACTTGGTTTACAAGTCGCATCCTCTTTTCGAACTTCTTCCAAAAGACCCGAAATTCCGTGGTCGTAATATGCCAATACCAATTTTGTATGGTAGAGGCCAGGGTGTATCAGCGAATTTCGCAAATGCCCAAAGCTATGCAACCGCATCCAAGATAGATGATTTTCTGCTCACCCGTGTGAGTAAGTATGGGGTGGCAACAATTTCCGGCGAGGCCGTAGCTGCCTCCGAAGGTGACCGTTACAGTTTTCTGTCAGCGAGTACCACGGAAATCGATAATATCATCAAATCGGTTGGTGCATCGGTTTCAACATCCCTTTATCGGGATGGATCTGGTGCAATCGGCCAGTGTAATGCCAGCGTTTCCAGCACCAGTCTGGTACTGAAAACGACCAATGATGTGGTCAATTTTGAAGTCGGAATGGAGCTTCAATTTTGTGCAACAAAGACAGGAAGTTCCGTGAAAAGTGGCTCGGTGACAATCACTGCCATTAACCGGAATTCTGGAACTTTGACCGTGGACGCCCTCAGTGCAATTGATGGCGGATCCGGCGTGGCAGCCAATGATTATATTTACCAGTATGGTGATTATGATGGTGCCATTTCCGGCCTGGATGCATGGATTCCAAGCTCTGCTCCTGGAGCAACCTCATTTTTCGGAGTAGACCGATCCGTTGACACAACCCGCCTCGGCGGCCAGCGTTATGATGGATCTTCTGACACGATCATCGAGTCACTTATCGAGGGGATGGCCATTGTAGGTCGTGAAGGGGGAACCCCGTCACACATTTTCCTTTCATATAGTGAATTTGTGAAACTGGAAAAAGCCCTTGGAGCACAAATCAAGCGTGAAGTTCAGCGCAAGGATAGCATCTCTGGTTATGCCAGCCTGGAAATGATAGGTCCATCAGGAAGTTGTGAAGTAATTCCTGATAAAGACTGTCCTGATTCGGTGGCATACATTCTTCAAATGGATACCTGGACATTGGCTTCCATTGGGGAGGTGGTTCAACTCACTCAGTTGGATGGCAACCGTGTTTTGCGACAGGCTTCCGATGATGGAATCGAGGTTAGGGTCCATAGTTATGCGAACCTTGGCTGCGGTGGACCAGGTTGGAATTGTCGCGTCACCCTCCCATCATAAGGAGGAACCATGGCTGGACGAATATTCTATGGTACGCAGAGTTTGCAGCCTGAACTGAAAATCATGCCCGGTTCTTTTACGACTAATGGAGCATCTGATCCAACGGTTACAACCGGAACAGGGTTTTCAGTGGCCCGGTCTGGCACTGGAAAGTGGACCGTTACCTTTGATGATACCTATCCAGGGATCTTATCGGTAATGACTAATTTCGAACTCGATTCTGATGCAGCATCCAACATAGTGCTGAACATCAGTAATGTCGGAACGTCCTCATTCATTGTCCATGATTACGACCTGGAAGACATCGGCGGCACGCCTCCGGTGGATCTTACTGGTCCAATCGTCCATTTCGTAGTTTTTGCGCGGAATACGTCCTTAACTTCATAAGGAGGATTCCATGAAACGCGGGATGGATACTGGAACCGCGATCATGATTGGCATGCAACCCAACAAAGGAGGAGGAGATGAGGAAATCATCGAATCCTCCTCAACGGGTTATGATGGCGATGAAATGATCGAAGAAGAGGGATTTGAATATGAATATTCCGAGGAACAGTTGGAGATGGCTGATGAACTGTTGAGCGCACTGAAAGGGCGTGATCAGGGGGCCATTCTCGATGCAATCCACGGGATTATGATGTCCTATTCCTAACGGAGGTCCATGACGGACTATGTAAACCTATCGGTCCTCAGAACGCTCACGCGCCAGAGGGCCGACATGGAAAACTCGCAGTTTGTAACAGATACCGAATTACTCCGGTACCTCAACCGCGCCTATGCGGAGCTTTATGATTTAATCGTCACTGAGGCAAATGCTGATGATTATTTCCTGAATTCTTCAACCTTCACACTCGTCAGTGGGACCAAAGCCTATGACCTTCCTGCTGATTTCTACAAATCAAGGGGTCTTGATCTAACAGTCGGCTCCGATTCAATGCCAATCCGGCGTTACAATTTCAGCCAGCGGAATGTCGGCAGCCGTTTCCAGACGGCCCGTAATTTCCGATACCACATCCAGGGGAATTCGATCTACATCAATCCGAAGCCCAGCAGCTCGGATACGATGACCCTCTGGTATATTCCAAGCCCTAAAAAGTTCATTGAAAAAACGGTGACTGCAATCACACGCGGATCCACAACGATGTGGACCGTAGGAGCAAACCATGGGTTTGTGGCTGGAGATACCATCACCGGGACCGGGTTTTTGGTTGCTGCTGATTATAATGTGGATCAAACGATCTCTGCCGTAGGTGCTGCAACGGTTACCACGGATTTAGACAGCAGCGGACTTTCTGATCCAACCACCTTTGGAAACATCGAATCCCGTTTTGATTTTTACAGTGGTTGGGATGAGTTTGTCATCTGCTCCGCAGCCATCGATGCCCTTGTTAAAGAGGAGGCTGATGTCAGCGCCCTCATGATGATGAAGGAGGAAACCAAGCAGCGCATCATTGCAGTGTCGAATATGCGTGATCTGGGTGAACCTGTCACTGTCACCGATATCTCAGGATACTACACCAACTATTCAAACATGAACTGGTACTGATATGGAAAGCTACATCAACAATCAAACCTATATTTCCAGCGGCGATATGTCTGCCGATGTCACTGGTGACACCATTGATGGTGCGTATGCGACCAAGGTTTCCGCAACTTGTGTGAACACTGCCGGATCCTCACCTGTTGGAACCATCTACATCCAGACATCGAATGATAATTCAACCTGGGTGAACAGTGGAGTTGCGGCTGGATCTGCTGCAATCAGTGCAGCAGAAACCAATCTGCTCTATCAGGATCTTTATGCCCGTTATGTCAGGATCTTCTACGACTATACCAGTGGATCCGCGTCCCTTGATGTTGCAATCACCCTGAAATGAGCCGCGTTAATTTTACCCAGATATGGAGTCCAAACGAAGAAGTGACACGTTTACAAAGTCACATAAAAACTGCTCTGAATCCTTTGCTGGAGCTGCCGATCTCAGATGGAATTCTGATCAAGGGCCTGAGCATTGAAACAACCGACACCAGAGTGAACCATGGCCTGGGAAGAGAATACGAGGGTTTCATTATCACCAGGCTTCAGAGCAATGCAGTGATTTATGAATCCTCAACCATCAATGGTGATAAGAACCTCTTCATCTTATTGAAGGGTTCAGGTGCAGCAACAGCAGATATTTATTTCTTTTAGGAGTTGAGATGACCACAAGCAACATGTCCTTGAATGAGCCGAGCGTTGGAACAACGGCTGGGCCGACCTGGGCTACTGAAACCAATAGCAACTGGGAGTCCATTGACGCCCACGACCACACCAGTGGCAAAGGCGTCCAACTGACTCCAAGTTCGCTCAATATCAACGGTGATCTGGAATTCAATCAGAATTCTGCAACGGAGCTGAAGAACGTCATTTTTGACTCCAGCGTCACAGCTGCTTCGACTAATTATTCAATATCTCAGATTGACGGGAATCTGTACTGGCGAAATAATTCTGGGGTGAATGTCCAAATCACCACCGGGAGTGCAGTCAAGACTGCCGGAGGCGATATTTCTGGAATGTCCTCCGTTGCCGAGGTTCTGTTTTCCTCCAACTCGTATGCCTTCAAATTTGATGTATCCAGCAGCGCAGGCATGAACTATGACGGCATTGCAAAAATGTCGTTCAGTGATATCGATCTCTATAAATATGTTGCTGCTGGGTCACTTGCCAAAGTCACCCTCAAATTCCTTGGAACTGGAACCACGGCTGCTCTGACCGTACCAGATGAAACTGGGACTCTACTTTCGACTGCAACCAGTTTTGCTGGTGCAATCTCCATTGCCAATACATCTGGTGCAATTACGATTGATGCTGAAACCGATCTGAACCTTGATGCAAATGGAGGAAATTTTTATTTCAAGGATGGTGGAACGGCAATCGGCAAAATCAGCAACTCTTCTTCTGATCTGGTTATTGAAAATGAGGTGGATGCCAAAGACATCATTTTCCAACAATTTGACGGATCAGAAGTGGTCCGAATGGCAGATGACCGGCGCCTC